CATTGACCACAACTGGCATTATAGTGGATGAAGTTACCAATTTGCCCAATGGCAGTAGAATTTTAGATCAGAACTTTTTGCCCATTAAGAGCAGCAGTTTCAACATTGTTCGAACAGAAGGAGTAAGCACAGCAGAAGGTGGCAATGGCAATCGTTTCACTATTGCAACCGTTGATTTTTCTACCATATGTTTTGCCCGACTAGAGCTGTTGCAATTTGAACACAGTCTAGTGTTTGACAATGTCAGTGAATTTGGTGATATAGTTTATGTTCCAGCGTTGGGCACACGACAGTATCGATTAAAACTTTCTGGTGTAAAAACAGGTGCATGGACCGGAGCACTGAGTGCTCCTGGATATGTTTATAATTCTGCTGATATTCAAAACTGGATTTCAGGCACAGATTATAGGACTGGTGATATTGTTAAACACAACAATTTATATTACACTGCATCGCAGGATATTCCCGCCACACTACAGTTCAATCCCATACTATGGGCCCGCATTGATAAAAACAACATCAAGACTGGACTGTTGCCCAACTTTGGGGAAAATGCACAAAAATTTAACAACATCTATGATGTGGATCGCCCACCAACAAACGAAACTATACAATCATATAGTGCAGGATTGCTTGGATTTAGACAACGTCCGTATCTAACTGATTTGGGCATCAGTATTCCCACACAGACCAAATTCTATCAGGGCTACATCAAAGAAAAAGGATCCATAAACGCAATCAATGCATTGACCAAGGCCAGTTTCAACAACGTCAGTGGTAATATATCTGTCAATGAAGAATGGGCGTTCCGTGTGGGTGTATACGGCGGAGTTGATACAAATACATTCAATGAGTTTGTTTTGGATCAATCAATCTTTACAACCAACCCCATTGCATTTGCCCTAACAGATACATACAGCTCAGGAAATATTATTTCTGGGTTCACTTTGGCCAACTTATATAATTCCAGCAATTTATCCAGTACCAGTACTTCCATGTACAGCAATAGAGTTGATGATGTTGCAATGACAGATTTGCCAACAGTTGGGTATGTCAACATAGATGATGTTGACTATCAATTTTTTAATTTAAGCTCAGTGACAACATCACTGACTTCACTGGGTGCCGGAGATAAAATCTGGGTGGCCAAAGATGCCAAAGGCACATGGGATATATTGAGAACCAATGCAACTGATTTGGTGGCATCATCAATAACATACACATTGGATTCATATGGTCAGTTAAAATTCAATGTTGCTCATGAATTCAAAGAAGGCGATGCATTTGTATTGAAATACTTTGACACTGAGTTTGACGGAATATACACAGTTTCCAGTGTGCCCAATTCAACAAGTGTTATGATTGTGATCAGCAATTCATCAGCATTAAAAAGATTAATTAGAGGATTAACAATAACTGGTACTGGCATCGTATACTCATTGCCCTCAGCAAGAATTGGGTCAGTGCATGATATTGGTGCAAAATTTCCATTGCATGGCTGGATAGAAAATGACCGTGTGTGGGTCAACAGTGCTACCACAAATGGCTGGGGAGTATACACCTATAACAAACCATGCGACAGCAACAACGTCGCTAAAATTACTGCAAATACAGTGACATCAAGTGATCAATTTGGCAGTGCAGTACGCATTAGGAGTGATAACCAGTATCTATATGTGGGCAATCCTGGATCAAAACAGTTACAGATCTTTGCCAATGTTGGCGGACAATTTGTTTCCAATGTGACATTGAGCAATGTCAATGTGGGATTTGGATCTGTAATTGAATCACAAGGCAACTTGTTGATTGTGGCGTCTCCCAGTACTGCCAACGTACACATTTATAGACATTGGGCCAATGCCACAATTACAAAAATACAGACTATTAGATCAGCAAATGTTGTTGGTATCAATAGCATATCATTGAGCACAGATCGTACACGATTATACGTTGGTGACTCCACAAACAATCTAGTAGAAACCTACTACACACCAAACGCTTCTTGGGCCAATACTTCCTATGCTTGGGCCAATTCTATAGCTGGAACTGCGTTGACACGATTTGGCAATGTGGTCAGAACCAACAACGATGGATCAACGCTGTTTGTATCTGCTCCCTATGCAACCAATGGCTACAGCAACAACGGAAATGTTTATGTTTACACACGTTCCGGCAATGCATTCTCATTATTGGATACTGTTTCCAGTCAAGCAAAAAATGAAAATGCACTATTTGGATACAGTTTAGACATAGACAGTGCATCAGGTAACTTGTATGTTGGTGCACCTGGATCAACTGAATCTGGACAAGCCAATGGTGCTGTTGAACGTTTTGTATTGTCCAGCGGACATTATGTATACAATCAAACACTGACACAGCCCACCATGGACGTTGGTCAATTTGGTATAAGCATCAGTGTTAGTGGCGATGCTGGAGTCTTGGCCATTGGCAGTCAAGGATCTGCGTTAGATGAACATACATATTTTGATGAATTTGCAACCACTATTGATTCAGATACCACCAAGTTCATTGATCAAATTCGCAACAGCGGGGTAACATACATATTTGAAAATCAAATTGATTATTCAACAGTTGGAGACAAGGGACAATATAGTTTTGTTCAAGAATTAGAAACAACACTGTCATCAGGTGATTTATTCGGCACCACAGTTGATGTCACCCGCAGAGTCATTGCAGTTGGTGCACCTGGCAATCTAGCCAATGCTGGTGCAGCGTATACATTTACTAACAGTGATCAATTGCTGGCATGGACGTTGACCAGGGAGCAACAGCCCAAAGTAGATACAAACAGTGTCAGTAGAACATTCATATACAACAAGACCAATAATAATATTCTTACCACACTTGATTATCTTGATCCAATAAAAGGTAAGGTATTAAATTCAGTTGACAGAGACATTGATTTTAAAACGCCTTCAGATCCTGCAGTATACAATGCTGGCACTGGAACAAAAAATAGTGATTTACATTGGGGACCCAATCAAATTGGTAAAATTTGGTGGAATCTTGACACCATCAGATACATTGACTATGAGCAAGATGCATTGATATATAGATTAAATCATTGGGGAGAACGTTTTCCCGGAAGTCAAGTGCTGGTGTATGAATGGATAGAAAGTACAGTATTGCCTAGCCAATACACTGGTTCGGGGACACCAGTATATGCCAATGACACGGCGTATTGTACACACGGATATGTTGATCAAGCTGGTAATGTAAAATTAAAATATTATTTCTGGGTGCAAAATAGAGACATAATCAACATAAAGGCAGGAAAAAACAACAGCGTGATCAGTATTGCGGCTGCCATTGAAAACCCACAAAGTCAAGGGGTTCCTTATATAACTGTATTAAAAGACAATGCAGTTGCGGTACACAATGCGGCACATTATCTAACTGGTAAAAACTCAATATTGCATTTAGGCAAACAGACAGTTGATGATGCCATAATCCATAGTGAATATGCATTGGTCCAGGAGACCAATACAGGAAGTCAATTGCCAGCATCTATAGTCAGCAAAATGATTGATAGCTTATCAGGAACTGATGCAGCAGGCAACACTGTTCCCGATCCTGCATTGCCAGTAAGTCAACGATACGGTGTGGGTATTCGTCCGGCAAGACAAACCATGTTTGTCAGCAAGGACTATGCCATTGTGACAGTTGTTGATTTGGTTAACAACTATCTTTTGGCATATCCCATTGTGTCGCGTAAACCTTTGACATTGTTAAACAGTGAAGAGCCAATTCCTCCCAAAGACTCTGGGCAATATGATCTCACTGTGGCAAATATTGATGAATTGGGCTATGTAAACACCAGCACTCTAAATGTTGGTGACAATGTTTTGGTGCTGAGTGATGCCACACAAAATACCAAATGGGCAATATATGAATTGACTGCTGATGGATTTGAAGCCACTCCGCATAGAGTACAAAGTTACAAGACCAATCTTTACTGGTATTATGCAGATTGGTATGACAGTACATTTGATCCAACTACCACTATCAATACCACAGTTGATAACAACTTGGATTTGGGCAAATTGACACCAACACCATACACCTATGTAAAAGTTCTAGATGACGGAAATGGCAAATTTTTGATCTATTATGTTGATGGTACATCAACACTCAATTTGGTTGGCATTGAAGGTGGCACAATTCAACTTACTAACAACATGATACCTCCGCCATTGGACTTGCGTCAAATATTGCTGTCAATGCAAACAGAAATATTCACCGATGATATTGCTGGCAAATTCAATAACTTATTCTTTATAATGATTAGATATATTTTATCTGAACAGCAGAATGTTGATTGGGTGTTCAAAACAAGTTTTATAAACGCAATACAAAGAATTCGTAAATTGGAGCAATTCCCATCGTATATTTCAGATAATCAAAACTTCTATCTGGATTACATCAACGAAGTCAAGCCATACAGAACTGTGGTACGAGAGTTTGTTGTAGACTATGAAAAGAATGATGTATTTGGTGGAGATGCAACAGACTTTGATTTACCATCCTACTGGGACACCAATTTGTCGGTGTACAGAAGTCCCAACGGTGAACAAACTTATGATTCAACGTTGCTCACAGCTGGGCTGTATTATCCTTGGTACACTGGGCACTCATATTCTGTAGTTGATGTTATTATTGAAAATGGCGGATCTGATTACAACATACCTCCACAAATAACCATTGCTGGTGGCGGCGGAGCAGGAGCAGAGGGCTATGCCGAAATAGATGTCAATGGAAAACTCACAGACATCATAATCACTGCAGCCGGATCAGGGTACACCTACACACCCAAAATCATCATCAATGGCACAGGCAGTGGGGCGGCAGCCTATGCAGTACTACGCAATGTGTTTGATGGCAACAACAGTGGCCACAACGTTGTACGCAGCATCAAGACAAACATCAAATTTGATCGTATCAGCTATACAACATCAAACACATTTTTGATGTGGGATACTGTGTCAAATGCACAGGTAATCGCTGGCAATACTGTTATATTCTATAACGATACTTTATATAGATTGGGTGCAAACAACTACACTGTTACGGCAAATATTGAGTTCCCTCTTGCCAATGTTTCAGAAATTAACGCAAGAGAGTTCAACACAGCCAACGACAGGATCACTGCATTCAACGGCAATGTTGATTTGAGTCTATATGTTGATGGTATCAGTTACCCTGGCGTAATTGTTGATGGCAACACTGCAACAGTATGGACCAGTAATTTGGCCATAGCTTCGGAAAGATTGATTACACATCAAGGTAATTTGTACATCACAGTGGGAAATGTATTTGATGCAGGCGGCACATTTGCCAATATATCATCCAATGTGACATTGGTCGATGCCAATTCAATAAAAGATGTTGGAATCGACACAGACAGCATTATACAAAGTCGTTATGCAGACACACTGGGAGTTAATCCAAGCGATCTCAACATCGACGGTGGTGCATATGTAGATGAATATAGCAGTCATGCACCACAGGAACTTGTCCCGGGACAAATGCTTGATAGTTTAAATTTACAGGTATTTGATGCAAATTTAATAACCAGTACAAATAATTATGCATTCAGATTGTTTGACAACATGACGCAAGATCATACATTCCATCGAATCAGCAATGCATATACAACCACTTTGCGTGGTAATTTATCGTTAACGGATCAATACGTGTTTGTTGCAAATGCATCAATATTGCCGGTTCCTAATTCACTGTTGGGCATACCGGGTATTGTTTTTGTAAACAACGAAAAAATCTCGTATTATAAAAACTACGCTTATCGTACCGCATGGACTGCTAATATATCTGTGCCCACCGACTCGGTGATTTCATATAACAGTAATATCTATGTCACCACAGGAAACATATATGCATCATACTTTGCCAATGTGGCATCAAATGTCAGTCTAGTGGGCAATGTAGCTACGTTTGGTAACGCATTGGGGCAAATACGCCGTGCAGTAGATGGGACTGCAGCATTTAATCCTACTGCGACTGTTTGGACCGCCAATACCATTATCAATACTGGCACAGTTGTATACTACCAAGGCAACATTGGAACAGTAACCGGGAATGTATATGGAAATACATTTGCAAATGCTGCACCCAGTATCACAGCCAACATCAAGGCTATTAAAGTTGTTGATGCCAGTATTATACAATCAGTTCCTAATGTCACTGTAACTACTGCCAATATTACGAGCACAACAAACTATGCGGTCACAAGCAATGTCAGTTTAAAGCTGAATTTCTCATCCAATGTAACTGCCAACGTTGGCGAATACATAGTACAAAAATTTGCCAATACCACCGTGGCTGCAAACTTGCGTGTTCTTGGCAACGTAACTGCTGCAAAAACTGTGCCTGTTGTCAAAATAAGTGGCAACTTGACAGCCCGTACAGGTAACACCATTACTATAAATGGTAACATAACTGCCAATTCTTACATCAGTAATTCTGTATTGGGCACTGTAAATGCCAATGGTAATGTGATAATTTCTGCCACAGCATCAAATTATTCCCTATTACAGCAGATGCAGGCTTGGTACACAACAGGTACAGGCACCGCAACTGATGGAACAGGATTGATCAATAGCACTACACAGCAAGCCGTGTTCTTGTTAAATAAACCAGGGTATATGCCATGATAAATAATAATAAGTCAAATTCGATTGAAACCAAATTAGAGGAAAAAACAGTGGAAAAAGTACAAAAACAACCTGATGAAAAGTCGGGGATTTATGTTAGAGGTCATATTAAAATTTTTGATCCAGTATCAAAAGAAGTTTTTATTGACAAAGCCAACGCCATACACTATGAAAACTTCAGTGTTGCTTTGGCAAAATCTATTGCCAATAAAGGCGAAAACTTCATCTATGAAATGACTTTTGGTAATGGCGGAACCAGTGTTGATCCAACTGGCATCATCACTTACTTGCCAACAAACACCACAGGCCAAAATACCAATCTGTACAATCCCACATACAGCAAGATTGTTGATAATACATCAATTGCCAATTTGGATCCAGTTAACAACAAAATGACAATCTCGCACATACCTGGAACAGTGTACACTGATATTCTAGTCAGTTGTTTGTTGGACTACGGCGAACCCAGTGGCCAAAGTGCTTTTGATAATAGCCAAAATTTGAACGGCGAATATGTGTTTGATGAATTGGGCCT